ACCACCCTTGCGGGGGCCCCTTCTAGTCAAGATAATTGACACTAAGCGTCAGGCGATCGACTACGCCATCAGCACCAACAGTATAGCCGTTGGTTCACGTTGCCGCGGCAATCTTCCTCGCGGAAGTTCGGCATTGTGTTCGCTCTCCTAGATGATCATTCCCCTTGACACCGATTCCCAACGCACATTCCGCCACTGACCGGCCGTAGCCTACCAGTATAAGAGTCAGCGCAACTGTCGAACCGGATGGGTCGTCAAATGTCGACGGAGATCGACCGGGGTTATCAAGCCCGGTCTCCCAATTTTATTCAACAAGATTGGTGTAACTCATGGGGAGATGGGACGGAAGGGGGCCCCCCCCCTTCGCGCCAGTGGAACTACCACTATACAGGTGTTGGGCCACCTGGCCTGTTGACAATGGACGTGGGGCGGACTTAACCCCATCTCGCAACGCCGTGTGGTGTACGTGTCTAGTGCACGGTTTACCACACCCCGTGTTGCACCGGTATGGGCGGAGTTGGGTACTCACTTAGGGGCCCAGAGGACAGGCTGTCCTGTCAACACGGCTGGGTATACGTGCCCGTGGAGGGATTTCCCCAACCACAGATAACACACGCGCCTCTTGCCGCGGGTCCTGATTAGTGACCGAGGAAACAATTCCCCTGACAAAATCAGTATTTTAACCGGAACGGGCGGAGTCGACTACTCACTTAGGGGCCCCATTTATTAACTACAATGTTCTACTCACCAATCGCCTTGTAAGTGGCGATTCTCCCTCTGTTTATCATGAGGGAGGTGATGGCTGTGGCGGCCACGAGCGTAATGACATCGCCCACGGCAAAATTACCCCAAAAGGTAGTAATACCGTAGAACGTGGCGCCCGCGGAAACATAGGAAGTGGATGACTCGTTGCCGATCGGGGAGGTCGATCCGGCTCGGGTCAAATTAAAGCTTGCGAACACACTCCCAACAGGGGATGAAGCAGTCGCCGTCGTGACAAAATTGAATAGGTAATTACCACTCAATTTGACATTCAGGTTCAGCGTCCCTGAAGAGGGAGACGAAGCATCAAAGATGTCGTCGCCGATGTCCACGTGCGAGCCCGATAAATTGGCAAGGCTCGACGAGCTAAAAGTGACCCTTTCCGAGGCATAGTTAATGCCCATGTCGGGTTTGGCGAACTCAACGTCGTAGGACACGGAGAGTTCACCAGGCGACATCACCACCGCCGTGCCAAACACCCCCAGTATGAACCGGGCAACATCCGTCAAACGGACATCACCGGTAGAGCCGGGAGTGACGACAGTTCCAGTATAGTACCAACCGGCGGGGCAAGCCATTGGAAATGACTGTTTGCCCCACACGTTGACCCTACGGGAACCGTCCATGGCACTCAGCTGCTGTTTCGATGTTGGGAGAGCATCGTTACCGTCGAATTCGAAGGCACCGACGACGATACCTGCCGAGGTCGTGGAGACACTGGGGGTATAGTCGATGCGGAGCCGTTTGAACCGGTAGAGCTCGAATCCCTGGGCGATTCGAGACAGCCAAGGGAACGTGGCTGTAGCGGCTGGGTTGATGGTGAGGACGTTAACGATTCCGTTGATGGTTCCGCCAACATCTGCGACGAACTCCGTGTGGGAGAAACGAGTCTGACCACGAGGTCCTCCATTGATCGATGGACCTGTGTAGACCCCCCCGGAGCTATAAGCCGTAGGAGGAGAGATTCCACCATCTCCTCGCTTGGCCTTCCGGCCTTTCGCATTGCCACCAGCAGTGCGAGTAGAACGATTATTAGCAATAGTCTTAGAAGATCCGGCCATTGCATTCGCTATTGTAGTTTGTTGTTGTTGTTGTTGTCTGTATGGGATCCGCGGACAACTACGCGGACTGTACATCCACCGTAACCGTATGGCTGCTCCGTGCAGTCTCTCGGCATTTTGTTTAGCACGGAAGTATTAAGGTCTGGTC